TCCCGTGAGTAGGCCGGGGGAGGGGAGTTCCTGGCGGGCCGCTCCCCTCCCCCCTCACCTTTGCCCGCCGAGACCCGCTATGAGAAAGGCCCAGCCATGCCCAACAGCAACATTTTGACTTTGGATTCCCTCCGCGAAGACATCGAGCGGGAGTTCGCCCCCTGCCAGGTGGATTTGGGGGAGGGGAAAACGTTGACGCTGCGGAACCTTCTGCGGCTCCCGAAGAACACCCGGGAACAGGTGTACGCACTGCTCGATGAGCTGTCCGACATCCAGAAAGACGACGACCAGGACGGCTTGGTGGCCACTGAGCAGTCCGCGCAGATCGCCCTGAAAATCCTGCCTTTGGTGGCCGACAACGAGAAGCTCGGCGCGAAGCTCGTGGAGTCCATTGAGGACGATTTGGCGTTGACGCTGCGGGTGTTCAGCCGGTGGATGGAGGGCACCCAGGCGGGGGAAGCCGAGGGCTCGCCGACCTCATAGATGAGTACGGTGAGCATTTGGCCGCTGACCTCCTCGAGCATTACCGGGTGGATCTGCGGGATCTGGTGCATCCGAGCAGCCCGCTGACACCGCTGTGGTTGTTGGTGTTGATCCGCGGCCTGCCCGAGGGTGGCCGGTTCAACGCAGCTCTGCGTGGTGGGCAGCAGTTCCGCGGTTGGGACGCGTCCCGGTACGCCGCGGTGGCGACGGTGAACGCGATGAGGGCGTTGCAGCACACCTATGTGTCGGCGCATGTGAAGTCCCGGCCGAAGCCGCCGGAGCCGTTCCCCATCCCTGACCGCCCGAAGCGCCGCGGCGCTGGTTCGTTCGCCGCTATCGCGGCCCAAAAGTTGGCTGAGGAAGGTTCAGATGGCCGGTTCGAAGGAAGTCGGGAAGGTCTCCATCCGGGTCATCCCCGATTTGGATCGGTTCCGGGAGCAACTTCAGGGTGAGCTGGAGGAACTGGAACGTAAAGTCTCGGAGATCCGGATTGGTGCTGACACCAGCCGGCTGCGGGACGAGGTCCGGGCAGCCACCGAGAGCCTTGACGCTGAAGTCGCTGTCGGCGCCGACACGTCCCGCATCGGTGAGCAGCTGCGGGAAAGCATCAGGGACGCAACGAAGAACCTCCCGAAGACCGATGTTCCGTTCGAGCCGAAGTTCACAGACCCTCAAGGTCTGCCGGAAACCTCGTTGCCGGTAAAGCCTGAGACCGACGAGCAGGCTTTCAAGCAGTGGCGTGCCGACATCATCAACAAAGCTGCGTCGCTGCGGGCCACGATCCGAACCGATGTTGACGACGATCAGCTCCGCAAACGCATATCAGGTCTTGTTGCGGAGCTGCGTCAGCTTCCCGTGGAACTGGACGCGGAGTTTGATTCCGCTCAAATCAAGGCGGACTTCGAGAAGAGCCTCGCTGAGGTAAAAACCTTGGCGGGTAGGTCAAAAGTCGAAGTACCTATTGAGGTCGACTCTGATCGCTTTCGGCGGTCACTGGTCGTGCTGCAGTCCAAGCTGGAGAACCTCAAAACCAACATCAGCGATAGAGGGCTACTCGGTCTTTCTCTGGGCTTGAGGGATGTGGACAAGGCGGCCGATTCCGCCTCAGCGTCGATGGGGCGGCTGAGCGGACGAACTCAGCTGATCACGTTCGCGGTGTTCGCCGCCGCCGCACCCGCGATCGGGTTGGTCGCTGGTCTCCTCGCCGGTCTGCCATCACTGATCAGTGCGTTCGCCGCTGGTAGTGCGGCGGTCGCTTTGGGCTTAGATGGCATCAAAGCGGCAGCGCAGTCGGTGAAACCAGCGTTCGATGAGCTGAAAGCGGCGGTGGCCGGCACGTTCCAGGAGCAGCTCACCCCGATCTTTCAGCAGTTCCTCCCGATTTTTCCGGTTCTGAAGTCGGGATTCCAGGAGATCGCCTCGGGGCTTTCCGGGATTTTCCAGGGATTCGCGAACGCCGCCACCTCAGTTCAGGGTGTGCAGCAGATCGGAACAATCCTGCAAGGGGTAGGTGGTTTCTTCCGGGACCTCGGCCCGGTAGTGCAAACAGCAACGCAGTCGTTCCTCACGTTAGCTTCGTCGGGGGCGCAGTCGTTCGGGTTGCTGCTCGCCCCGCTGCAGAACTTCGCGAACGGCTTCGACGCGATGGCGCAGCGCATCACCTCCAACGGTGTGTTCGAGGGCGCGTTGCAGGGGTTGTCGCAAACCCTTGACGGCATCTTCACCTTATTCACCCGGCTGTTTGAGGCGGGTGCGCAGGCGATGGGTTCGTTGGGTGCGCCTCTGCAGAACCTGCTCGGCGGGTTCGGTGATCTGCTCGTCGGGGCGACGCCTGCGCTGACAGCGTTCGCGGCGGGTGTCGCGAACACCATTGGGGCGTTGGGCACATCGTTGGCCCCGGCGTTCGCCGCTCTCACCCCTGCGGTGTCAGCGATCTCACCGATCCTCACCCAGCTGGCGTCGACACTAGGCACCGCGCTATCGCAAGCTGTGGTTGCCGTCGCCCCCGCTCTAACCCAGTTGGCGCAGGTCCTGGGGCCGGTGTTGACCGCCGCCGCGACAGCGTTGGCGCCGATCCTCGCACAGGTGGCCACCACCCTCGGCGGGGTGTTAACGACCGCCATCCAGGCGTTGGCCCCGCTGATGCCGCTGATCGTTGCGGCGTTCACCCAGTTGGCCACCGCTCTGTCGGGGGCGCTGGCCCAGGTGCTGCCCCAGTTAGCGCAAACCTTCGCCGCTCTGCTACCCGTTCTCATTCAGCTCGTCCCGCCGCTGCTGCAACTGGTGCAGGCGTTCATACCGCTGATCCCGGCGGCGGCGAATCTGGCGACCGCGGCGCTGCAAGTGCTTTCGGCGTTCGCTCCGCTGCTGAACATCATCAGCAGCTTGGCTGGGGTGGTCGCCCAGGTGATCGGTGTGTTCGCGGGGCTGGCCGCCGCGATGATCAACGCGGTCACCTCGGGGGTGTCCGGGGTGGTCAACTCCATCACCGCCGGGATGAGCCAGTTCGTCTCAGCGATCACATCGGGTGTGGCCAGCGGCATCGCTGAGTTCGTGGCGTTCGGCGCGAGAGTTGTGTCGGCGTGCTCCAACTTCGGTTCGCTGCTGGTGTCGGCGGGCAAGGACCTGATCCAAGGGTTGGTCAACGGCATCAAGTCGATGGCCGGCGCAGCCTTGCAAGCCGCCCAGGAAGTGGCGTCCAGTGTGGTGGGCGCGGTGAAAGGGTTCCTCGGGATCAACTCGCCGTCAACGGTGTTCCGCGACATCGGTGTGAACGTCGGTGAGGGCTTCAACGAAGGTGTCGGCTCCCAAGTCGGTTCCAGCGTCGCCCAAATCAAGGAGTACGCGACGGCCATCCTGCAGTCGGTGAAGGACGTGTTCGGCTCCGCCGAGGGGGTGAACCTGAACTTCAACCTCAACGCGGCGTCGGAGACCCCCGCGCTTTCGGGGCTGCAAACCCAGTTGGCGTCCACGTCGGCGGCGGCGGCGGACTTCAAACAGTCAATGGGTGCTGCCGGCCAGTCGTTAACTCAGATCGACACCACCGCTGCGAAGCAGAAGATCGACCAGCTGGGGCAGTCCATCGCGGAGTTGGAGATCCGCCGCAAGGAACTGCAACTCGCGAAGGACAACCCGAACGCCGACCAGGGCGCGATCAAGGCGCAGCTCGAGCAGATCCGCAACCAGAAAACCGCCCTCGGGTTGGAGCGCGACAAACTGGCCTACGCCCAGAAGTACGGCGGGCAAATGTCATCCACGTCTCAGAGCTACCAGGAACAGATCAAGAGCCTCCAGAAGTTGCCGTTGGATTTCGCCACCGCCACCGGTAACCAGTTCCTGTCCGATCTGGGTTGGTCCGGCCAGGGCGCTATCCCGTCGCTGATGCAGCAGGGCCTCGATTACGCATCAAACTTCGTGTTCAACGTGGCGAACATGGATGACGCTTTGAGCGGCCAAAGGACCCTTCAGAACCGGCAAATGCAAGCAACCATTGGGAGATGACGTGAGACCTGGCACCGTAGTTGTGTTGGAAGGTGTCAACGGGGTCCGGTTCACCATCGCCGGCCCCAACGCCGGGGATAAAGGTGTGTACCTGGGAACAGGGTTGAAGGAGTTCTTCGACCCCCCGGTGAAGGTGGTGTCCGAGGAGCCCGGTAACTATCCGGGCTCAAGGTATTTGAATCACCGGGTGTTGCGCCGCGACATGGTGTTCGCGGTGGAGATCCTGGACGACCCGTCGAAGAACCAGTCGTGGTTGTCGAGGGATTCGGAGTGGCGCAAAGCGTGGTCCTTCGATGCTGACTGCACACTGTTCGTCACGACCCCGGAGTCGGGGACACGGTATCTGAAGGTTCGGCTGTTGGAGTCCCCCCAGGTTGACACCACCACCGACCCGCGTATGCACACCATCAACCGGGTGTCGATGGTGTGTGTGGCCAATGACCCGTTCTGGTGGGGTGAGGACGAAATCCACACCGCTGTCACGAAAACAGACACCAGCTTCGACCCGAATGCGTTGCAGTTGCCGTGGCCGTGGCCGCAGAACGAACTGCCCAAGGAAACACTGTTCATTGATGTTCCGAAGGTCAATCCGACAGATCAGATCATCTGGCCTAAATGGGGTGTCCCCGGTTCCACCGAGGCCCCGGCGGAGCCGTACATCCCGTGGCTGCCGTGGCTGGGAGCCCCACGGTCGAAGGCAACTATTTGGACGCTGCCCGACTATTCGTGGGAGGACGACGACCAGAAGGACCGCCGGCTGCGCCTGCCCGGTCTGATCGGCGGTCTGCGGACCAACGAGATTCAGCAGCTCGTCATCGACGGTAGGCCCACTGGTGGGAACTTCCGCCTGAAGTTCGGAACGGAAACCACCGGCACCATCCCGCACAACGCGAATACCACGCAAATCCAGAACGCGTTGGTGGCGTTAGCGCAGATCGCCGCGGGGGATGTTGAGGTCACCCGGAACCCCGCTGTGGATGAGAAGCAAACCGTGGAGCTGACCGGCGGCGCCACAGGGGGGTCTTTCCGCCTGTCCTTTGAGGACAACTGGACTGACTGGATTCCGTACAACGCGATCGCCCTGAACATGTATGCGGCGTTGGCTGCGCTGCCACAGGTGTCGATGGTGGGTGTGAGTGTGGACCAGAAAGTGCAGAACTGCGTCCAGGAGGTACGGATCGTCGGTGAACCCACCCAGGGCACGTTCCGACTCACCCTGGATGGGCAGACCACCGACCCGATCCCCTACCGGGCATCGAATCTCACTGTGGCGTTTGAACTGTCGAAGCTACCCAACATCGGTTCGTTCGACATCAACGTCACCGGGGCGGGTTTGTTCGGTGGTGGGCCGTGGTGGAAGGTTGCGTTCCAAGGCAACCTGGGTGGGGTTGCGGTTAACCGTTTGACCGCT